GACAATGTAATTAATGGTTTTATTGAGGGCATCGAGAATCTTACCTTTTGCCAGAGCATCCAACAACTCCATTGGTCTCTGTGTAGCTTCTGGGTTTGCGTTTGCTATTTCATCAGCTAATGCCTCCCTTGCGAGAACATGCTCTAATTGAAACATATCCAGATCATAAGTCAAGGGTCTAAATACCTTATCAGCTAATGTATTTATAGGTAACATAGGAAACCTATCGGCAGGAATCAAATCCTTGTTAGGTGGTAAAAATCTATTAGCCTGATAAAATGAAATATCTGCATCTGACAACTCGACATTTCGAGAATGAACGTCTCTCATTACTTTATTTGTATTCTTGCGCATGTTATATTTTTCAGTTGCATTTGGAATAGTGTTGAGATTTGAAAATCTATTGTCCATTTGATTATATAATAGATAATGAAAAATAATTTGTAAATTTATTTCTTAGAATAAAGATTGTTGTCTTTGATAAATTTTATAGCTCCTTTCAATCCTACTTTCTGTTCAGCACAAACTTTCTTTACCAATTGATTCCAAGACAATCCAACTACTTTTCTTTGATCGTTAACAACTACTTCTCTTTGATCGTTAACAACAGGAGCACTTTTTTTTGTTGACCCTCCTTTCTTATGAACTTTAACCATTTCGGCGGAAGGCATCGGTAGCTCTCCTTTCTTAAACTCCTGTAGTTGATTACAAGCTAGTGAATCACATCCACCTTTTAGTTTATTGGTTGTTAGTTGTTCAGTGGCGGATCGTCCTAAAGGCACAGAACCATCAAGAACTCTAGCGCTTTTGCTAAAAGGTGGATCTAATCCACTATGAGTATCTGCCTTGTGTTCCAATTCGCTAATTGTGTTTAAAGTTTTAGAGAAAGATACATTAGATTTCTTTCCTGCTCCAAGCATTCTTTTTTTCAGCATTTCAGGAGATGATAATACATCTTCCATTTCTACAGAAGGCTCGCCATTACCTCCGATTATAGGAACTTGTTTTTTGTAGGACACGCTAGAGCTTGAGCCTCCTTTTAGATTTTTTAGTGAATTTACTTTTTCTTTCAAAGACTGAGGCTTGAAGAGTTTGACAGGCTTTTCTTCAAAAACAGCGTCTTTATACAAACCTTCCGAAAATTTATTGTCGTGAAGTATCTGCGCAATTCTTTTTTTTAATTGAGTGTTTCCAAGCATACTATATATATAAGCTCGAAAATATTTTCTTGGACAAACTTATACATGAGCAATTATTTGACAGCAATGGTCAACAGAGATTTGAATTATGGAAACTCTGCACCGAACCACATATATTTAGATGTATCTTGTGTAAACAACGATAACGGAGCATCTGCTCCAGTTCCCATTTCGTTTAGAGAATCACGAACGATGCCGATTCTAGAAGATGCCAGCATGTACTATTTGGCTCTATGTCGATTTCATTTAGATACGGTTGGAGCTCTTCCGGTTATCATTCCACAGGTTCAATTGGGACAGTCAGATGTCAATAAGACGATATACTCGGTCACATACAAATACAAAACATTTGAATATCAACAGTTCTTATCTTTCGTTCCACAAGATGAGTCAGCAGGGACACCGCTAGCACCGACAATACAACAGGACACCAGTTCAACGTATTACTTTGTCGATTCCTACAGCTACTTTGTTAACCTAATTAACACAACTCTATCGGATGGGTTTAGCGCATTCAATGATTTGGTAGTTGCGGGGTCTGATTCACTTCCTGCATCGCATGCACCATATTTACAATACGATTCAAGTAGCGGTGAAATTATTTTAAACGCAGATGTTGCATCATTTGACCCCACTTTGACAAATCCAGTTCAACTTTATTTCAATACCGCGATGCATAATTTACTGTCTAGTTTTGAATTTATTAAAAAGGGATATGGATCAACAATTACAAATGGAAAGAATTTTATGGTAAATATAAGAAACGACAATGGAGCAAATATTTTTGAGGTTTCAAATACATACTCCGTCTATCAAATGTATCAAGAATATCCATCCATATCCACATGGTCGCCAGTTAGCCGTATAGTATTTACATCCTCGAATCTGCCTATGAATCCCTCTATAGTGTCTCCTCCAAAGGTGTTCAACTCAGTCGTTGGAATGAGTTCAGTAACCACACAGACTACTACTATGAACATCATAACTGACATGACTGTGGATATCTCTACGGGCAAAGAATTATATCCAGCCATAACGTACGTTCCATATCAATATAGATTAATAGATTTGACAACAAGGGGACAACTGAACGAATTCAACATAGATGTGTATTGGGTGGACACGTATGGAAATATGCGACTGTTCTACCTTCCGTCTGGGTGTAGCGCGAACTTAAAATTGGTATGGATTCGCAAGTCGTTTTACAATTGATTATTTTTAGCTATTTTTGTAGATAGTTTATGTATTTAATGATATTGTGTACTTATTTTAAGTAAAAACACTTAAAATAAAAAGTATAAAACAGTATATAATGGTAGTAAATTATCAACTTGGGAAAATATATAAATTAGAAAGTCCATCAGGATTGATATATATTGGTTCGACCTGTGAGCCGACTTTGGCCAAGCGAATGGCGAATCATCGTACAAGTTACAGAAACTACATCAATGGTAAGCCAAAATCCAGAACAACCTCAATAAAGCTCTTTGAGGAGGATTATGAAAATACAAAGATATACTTAATTGAAGATTATCCGTGTGATAGCAAAGATCAACTACTGAAGCGGGAAGGTGAAATAATAAAACAGTATAATTGTGTGAATAGAGGTATAGCAGGCCAAACAAAAAAGGAGTGTGATAGAGCGTATCAAAAAAGAAACAAGGAACGAATCAGACATCAAAGAAAAGAGTATTACGCGAAAAACGCCGAGAAAATAAAAGCAACATCCAAACGGTATATTGAAAATAACAAACAGAAAATAACAACCCAACATAAGGCATACTACGATCGAATAAAACAAACTCCTGAATTTAGAGCAAAAGAGAAAGCAAAAAGACAAGAGAAGAGTGAAAAACATAAACTGTACATGAAGGAATATTACAAGAAGAACAAGGCGACATTGTTGGAAAAGGGTTTAATCTATAGCAAAGAAAAAGTGAACTGTATATGTGGATCTATTTTTAGTCGTGGTAACACTGCGACGCATAAAAAAACTAAAAACCACATTCGATTTGAAAATACATTAAAGTTTATAAAAGAGCACGATCCCGAATTTCACAATATTATTATAAAAGACCATCAAAGTAATTTCAATTAATTGTTATAATTCCAAAAAATAATTTTGTGATTATAATATATTAAATGTCCGAATTAGAATCAGGAGAATCTGTTAAATCAAAACCCATCTACTATGGAGTAAATTCACTTGACGAAAGACTTCAAGTGTCTGACAGCTTGCCGTATGCTATAGAACGCTCTGGCCAAGCTATCATGGGGTACTCTCAACAGGCCTCTTCAGCAAGTGTAAACAATGTACAGTTTACTTTAAATGTGCCCAACTTGTCAACTTTGATCGACAGACACATATATATAAGAACAACGTTACAGTGGACTTTATCGGGTGCTAATGGAAACGCTGGTGTCCCCTTTTTATCCAACGTTGACGGTGCTGGTGCTGTCGGAACATGGGGCAATGGGTTTGGATTCGCCCCTTTCCCCTTCCATCAGATGGTCAGCTCTTTGACAGTAACAATCAACCAACAGCCCATTACTATCAACATGAATGAGTGTCTGCCTCTGTTACAAAGAATGTTTGAGAGAGACGTGTTAGAGGAATCATGTAATGAGACCCCATGTATGTTGGATTACTTCCAGAGCTACGACTCCGGTTTTTCTGCGATCACCACACCAAGACAATCAAACGTATTGGGTGACGCATCATATGCCACAGCAATCACAAGCGGTGTAAAGCCCCGTGGTTCTTACTACGTAACAGTGGCAAACGTAGGTGGAAACGGTGGAACTTCTGCTACAGTCACCGCGACAATCGTTGAGCCCCTTCTGTTATCCCCTTTCTTGATCGGTTACATGAACCAGAATCAACAGGGTATGTATGGTATTCAGAACATCAGCTTCAACTTTACTCTTCAGCCCAACAACTGCCGTTCTCTTCGTGTGAGACCCGCATTTACAAACGTAACCGCGTGTGCTTTGACTAGCATAACTCAGGCGTCTACCTACTTGGATGTAACTTACATAACTCCCCCATCTGGCTCTAAGCTGTATTTGCCATCCAGAAATGAAGTTCCATACATGCAAGTCGAGTCCCAGAGAACACAAGCTCCAGCAATCGCGAACGGTGCAACTGCAATAATATCATCGAATGATTACCAGTTGTCCAAGATGCCCGACAAGGTTTTGATATGTGCAAGAAAGAAGCTGTCTAGTCAGATATGCACAGATTCCGATTGCTATCTCCCTATATCTAATGTGTCGGTAGTATTTGGAGGTAACTCTGGTATTTTGGCATCCACCACACAGCACCAATTATGGCAGGCCTCAGTCCGCAACGGTTCAAACCAATCTTGGGATGAGTTCTCAGGAGTAACCTCTATCGGTGGCGCTTCCGTCGCAACTTGTGGGTCTGTGTTAGCCCTTGCATTCGGTAAAGATATTGCCATAGCCGACCCCTTCACTGTATCGGGCTCATTGGGCTCTTACAACTTCCAAGTCCAAGTAACTGTGCTTAACAACACCGGTGCGAATATCGTAGGCAACGGCGACTATGAGCTGTTCATGGTGTTCCTATACGGCGGTATATTCGTCAATGAGCTTTCTACATCCTCCATTGTTGTAGGCTTTGTCGACAAAATGTCAGTAGAACGTGTTTCGAATGAGGATTACGTAGACACCCATTCAAGCAAGAGAATGTACGGTGGCTCTTTCTTCGGGAGTTTAGGAAAAGTATTGAAGCATGTCAAACCATTGGCCAAAGCATTAGCTCCTGTTGCCCGTACCGCTATGGAGGGCTCATCCAACGACAAAGTCCGTAAAGCGGCGTCAGTAATGAAGGCTTTGGGTGCTGGTATGTCTGCGGGATCATATACTGCCGGATCTAAGTTT